ATGTTTGCTTCAGTTAAAGAGCTGGTTGGATTACCGGGAATGCCGGGAACGGAGCAAGGCGTCCGCTATTCAATCAGGAAGTATGCAACCAGCGAAACCAGCAGACGCCGCCAGGAAGGCAGTAAAGGTTTTGAATACAGCATCGACTGTTTACCTGAAGTGACGCAGCAGGCATTACGTGAACGCTACGCCCTGCAACTGATGACTCAAAAAGTCGATGAATCACCGGCTCCAGTGGTGACAAAGGCCAGACGCTCGCCTGCCGTGGTTGATGCGGTGGAGGCATATCGCGGATCACCACAACTGATGGTTGAACGCCTTAATGCCCTGACCGAAAAACAGCGTCAGGTGGCTGATGCACGCATTGCGATTGTCAGCGAGGTGCTGAAATTCGCGCAACAACCCGGTTTCAGCTGCGCTAAAGCCATCCGTTTTATCGTTGACCGCCTGTCACGCTCACAACTGGACGAGCGCATTGTGGCAATGGTTGAGACGGCGAACGCCAAAAAGGGAAACCGACGAGCGTTGAGTGAAATCACGCTGAAACGCTGGATTGCGGCCTTTAACAAGGCACAGAACGCCGCTGAACGCCTGCTTTTACTGGCACCGGGTAAACGCCAGGAAATAAAAGCCGAAGATATTAACTGGCTGCCCGATTTTCTGGCGCAGTATCGCCAGTCAAACGGCCGACCAATGACCGAGGCTTACGAGGATTTTGTTGCCGAATGGCAGCACCGGCACGCTGATGAGCCTTATATGCTCGATATCATGCCGTCTTACGACACCATCCGCCGCGCAATGAAGAAACTGCCGGAAGTGGTGAAACAAAAAGGCCGGGTGACAGGCAGTGAATACCGTCAGCTTGAGGGATTCACGCGCCGCGACTGGTCAAAAATGCCGGTGAATTATGTCTGGATTGGTGACGGTCACGGCATGAAGCTGAAATGCGCACACCCGGTTCACGGTCGGCCATTTGCACCGGAAGTGACCTTTGTTATCGACGGTGGCACGCGCTTTGTGGTGGGCTGGAGCCTTGACCTGGCTGAAAATGTTTTCGCCGTAGCCGGTGCCATACAGCACGGCATTCGCCATCACGGCAAACGTTTCTGTATTACTCGGATAACGGCTCCGGGGAAACCGCCGACATCCTGGATAAGGAGGTTGTGGGGATACTGCCGCGACTGGGGATTAATCACCCGACCGGGATTGCCGGTAATCCGCAGGGACGAGGCATTATCGAACGGCTTAACCGCACATTACCGATGCGCATAGCCCGTAAATACCGCACCTATTTCGGGAAAGGTGCAGATCGCGAGACGTTACGCAAAACCAACCGCGATTTACGCTCGGCATTTACTGCCCTGCAACAGGGCAAACGGCTGAACGCCCGGCAGCAGTCAGCGATGCGTGATTTACCGTCCTGGTCTGAACTGATTGATGCCATTCGTGACGGTGTTGAGTGGTACAACAACCGGCCGCACGATGAATTACCGGTGAAGCCGAACGGCAAGCATTACAGCCCGGCGGAGTTCAGAAAAAAACGCCTGGCGGAAGAGGACACGGAAATTGAATGGCTGTCCGATGTTGAGCTGCGGGATATGTTCCGGCCGATGGTGGAACGCCCTGTAAGACGCTGTGAAATACGCTGGCTGAATAATATTTACTACGCGCCCGAGCTGCGTGATGAGCATGGCCGCAAGGTGCTTATCAGCTATGACATTCATGATGCCGAACGAATTACCGTACGTCGCCTGGATGGCAGCGTGATTTGCGAGGCGGTATGGGACGGTAATAAACGCGAAGCCTTCCCGGTTAGCGCGGAATACTACAAACAGCAGCAACGCCTTAAAGGCATGCGTAAACGCGCAGAGGAAAAAATCCGTGATGCCGAGGATGAGGTTGTCAACGTGCTGGAGCACAAGCCGCAGGAGCCCTGGCTGGAAAACATCTATCGCCCGGTAGGTAATACGGTGGCCGTTCAGCAACCTGCCGTTGATGATGAGCCTGATGAAGAATACGAGCGCAATTTCCAGCGGGGATTGCAGTTGCTCGAAGCGAAATTAAAAGAAAATGACCCGCTGGCCTGAAATAAAAAATAACCCGAGCGGCGACTCAGGTTATTTGATTAAACAAGGTATCAAATGAGAGGTTAATAATATGACTGATATTAACGATGTAATCAAGACCATTGATGAACTTATTGATGGCGGCGTACTGACGCAGTATGCCATCGCCAGAGAGGCGGGAATTTCCGACGGCACATTATCGGCTTTCCGCAAGGGGAAATATAAAGGCGATAACGCCGCTGTGGCTGCTTCCCTGCGTTCCTGGTATGAGAACTGGAATAAACAAAGCGCACTGCCGGAACCGCCGCAGTTTGTGGAAACGCAGACAGTTCAGGAGCTGCGCGCACTGTTTCAGGCGGTTCGCCTGATGGGCTGTATTAACGTCATTGTGGGCGTGCCGGGGGTAGGTAAAAACGGCCACCGCCCGTAATTACTGCCAGGAGCAACCAAACACCTGGATGATCACCCTGTCACCCGCGCACTCCAGCGTCACGGAGTGTCTGCTGGAGCTGGCCGATGCGCTGGGGATTGATTACACCCGCGCGAACAAAGGGGCATTATCCCGCGCCATCCGCCGTCGCCTGATGGGAACGCGTGGACTGGTGATTGTGGATGAGGCGGATCATCTTGGTATTGACGGTCTGGAGCAACTCCGGGCAATTCAGGACGCCACGGGGATCGGGATGGTGCTTATTGGTAACCCGCGCGGATTGTTTAAAGGTGGACGCCGCGCCTTTGATGATTTATCGCGCCTGTTCAGCCGTCTTGCCCGTACAAAACAACTTCGCAAGGCCAAAAAGGCGGATGTGCTGGCCATTGCCAGGGCATGGGGTATCAGTGGTGAGGCCGAGCTGGCCGTCATGCAGGCTATCGCTGAAAAGCCGGGAGCGTTACGCGTTCTGACACATACGCTTAACCAGGCGTGGCTCACCGCCAGCGGTGAAGGTGCGGCGCTGACAGAAAAACATATTAATGCGGCCTTTAAAGAGGTTTATACCAACCCTGAATTACTCTCACAGGTGTGATTATGGCGGTATTTTATATTCCTGATATTTACGGACGCTTTTACCTGGTTAATTTCGATAACGTGAAGGTGATTTCACTGGCCGAAAATAAAGAATGTGGCGATTTACTTTTTGAATTTAATGACCGCACACGAATGGTGATATCTGCCGGACTTGATCGCGAAGGTGCGACAGAAGTTTACAGCGGAATATGCCGTTCTGTTGGTGCGAAACAAGTCAGCTAAATGAGGTGTTATATGAATATGCAATCCTGCGGTAACAAAATGAATTTATTCGACTCCCTGAACAGCGCGCGCCGTCTGACCGAACTTGCCGGTGCGGTACTGGAAACGCAGTAAGCGCTACCACACGTTTTGCACTGAAACCACGCCGCCGGTAGGCAACGTGCAGGGAACCGGTGAAATTGAAATCACCATACAGACCAACGGCCTGCGCCGCCGTGTGAAGGCCACCCGCATCAGCGGCTGCACGGTTTACTGGGAGGTGTGAGGTGAAAAAAAATCTCATTGCATGGGCGTGGTCGAGTGGTCTTATTGAGTTTGGTTACGTCCTGCCGGAAGGTGCATTGCCGATAGTTGCCGGAAAGCCTGCCACGGTACGGCATGTGATTGAGGTTATGGCGCGTCATGGACGTGATGAACAGGAGCAGTTACTGGTTCCGGGGATACCGGAAGCGGTGACGGAGGAAGAAGCCTTTAATGCCATGATTCGGTTCTGCCGTGAGGTCAGACGCCGGGTCAGTTATCCAAACAGAACGAGGACCAGAGGATGAGTAAAGTCGTACGCATTATTTTCGAATACAAGGAGCACGTTATCCATAAAAACGCTGATGGAACAGTGCGCATGGGGGTAAGTCTGGACATACGTTCAACCGGGATAAAGCAGAAAGGTGATGGACCCGCCATGATTTTTGGAGTGGTTATGCTCGCGGAAAGCAGAGACTTTGCTGAACTTGTGGCAATGAAAGCCAGAGCGCTCATGAAAGATATGAACATGAGTTCCGGGGTTATTAAAGGTAATGAATTTAATCAGCAGGGGTAATTCCATGAGCAAAGTACGCGTTATTTTTGAATTTGAGCATGTTTCGCATGACGAAAAACCGGCAGGCAATGACAGTGTTGAAGTGCATGAAAAGATTGGAGTGGATGTGAAAACAGAACGTGATACGGATAACAGGCCGACGTCACTCTGTGACGTTTATGCAAGCATTCTCCAGTATCACAGTCCTGTAATTATTCAGTTTCTCTCAGCGGAATTTCAGGCATCTGTACAGGCTTTTGGGGCGGATGCCATCATTAAACGCCACCGCGTGCATAAAGCATCAGGCACACTGCAATAAGGAAAACAAAATGGCTAAACGTGTTACAAAATTAAAGGCCGCAGCCGAGGCTGCACCGCAGACCCGTGAAGAGGTCAGCCGCGATATCCGCACCCTGGGCGATATTCAGCGAGAGGCGCTGCGCCTGGAAACAGCGATGAATGATGAAGTGGCAGAAATCACCGCCCGTTATACGCCGCAGATTGAAAACCTTAAAAAGAAATCAAAGTGCTTTTTAAGGGGATTCAGGACTGGTGCAAAACCAACCGTGATGAGCTGACGAACGGCGGCAAAACCAAAACTGCCAATCTGACCACCGGAACGGTGTCATGGCGACTGGGGAATCCATCATGCAGCGTCAGTCGTGATGTGGAAGGTGTGATTGAAATGCTGCGCCGTATGGGGCTTGAGCGATTCATCCGCACGAAAGAGGAAGTGAACAAGGAAGCCGTCCTGGCGGAGCCGGATGCGGTGAAAGGCATTGCCGGTATAAAGGTGAATAAAGGCGCTGAAAGTTTTTATGTCGAGCCTTTTGAACAGGACGCCGGACTGAATAAATAACACCACATTAAATCTTTAAATATCACATCGTTTTAATTATGGCGCTCGCGTCAGGGGACTGCCTGCGCCTGAAAGCTGAAAATAAGGAATCGGAAACATGGCATATTTTTATTTCAAATTAGACATAGTGTACACAAATAAATATTTCACCGAATATCAGCGGGATGTTTTACCGCTACGCAACAGTATTCTTCGGGCATTACTGAAAAATACAGGCGCTGCCGGATTGCGCTTAAAGCCGTTCGCCATGGACGTAATCAGTGAGTTTTATTTTTCTGGTTCTCTGCCTGCGGGCTGGCGTAAGCGCGATGATGTGGCTTTTATCGGGGACGGACCGTGCTTTATTGCCAGACCTGATGAGTTATGCCCTGAAGGACCGGCGATTGCCGCAATGGTTGAAGCCGCTGAACGCGATTTAAGAAAGCATCCTGATTTCCTTGTCTGGCTCTGTGAAAAGCTGGGGGTAATGAGAATCCCCTCCATGTTTAACACGGACTCCTGGTGGACCCCTTCGTTCTCCCGTGATGCCCTGTGCGTGGTGTTTAAAGTGGGCGCTTATGGCAGGGAAATAAACGGGTGTATTCCTGAAGAATGCCAGGAAATTAAACATTCTGAATATGTGGCGCTGACGGAGGAATAATTCATGATTGATGCAAAAGTGCTTGAGGGTTAAAAACTGGCTGCGTATTTACGGACGTCTGACCTGCGGCATTCTGGCTGAAAAAATGAATATGCCGCCATCCTCGATGGTTTATTTTCTGCGTGATGCGGTCGATGCCGGGGTGCTGACGGAATGTAACGGTTTTTATGATATTCCGCGTCCCCGCCCGGTGCAGCCGGTTCGTCGCAAATGCAGCCAGGAAGGTGCGGCTGATGATGTTCAGTGGTGCAGCTTCAGAAAGTCCCTGCCGTGGATTGAGGGGCATGATATTCCGTCGATGGCGTGGGAATTTGCTCAGGGCGTACTGACCTGCGAAACCGTTTATGTGGTGGCTGAAGTTGATGAGCAGGCCATGAAAGAAGGTGTACCCCAGTTTGTGATGGCGTATATCGACATACGCCTGGGTGTCATTATCTGCGGTTTAAGCGGCTGGAATATCACCGGACATGTTCTGCGTTACCTGATTGTTGACCGGACGGCTGCACCTGCCGGGATATCTGCGGAGGTGGCGTAATGTTCTTTAAAACATCAAACCCTTCCGCGCTGGCTGCGTGGCAAAAATACCAGCAGGACTACAAGAAAGTTAAGGATGAGGCAAAACGTCTTGAGGCCGTGCTGAATGTTGATTGTCGGTCGGTATTTGTATCCGGTATCAATGGTTTTTATTTTAAAGGACTGCGTTTTACGGATAACAAATATCCTTTTCATCGCGACTTATGGCGAAAACCGACTGCGTCGAATGGCTGGAGCTGCACGCCGCGCACATCGTGTATTCCCAAAGCCCTGTGCGCTGCCTCTGACGAACTTAACAGTCTGTGGCGTGAATATTCGCCCGTCACGTATGCCAGAACCGATGCCCTGTTGTTCTGGCTGGGTATTGATTTCTCGGCAATCCTGTTTGGCCCTGTGGAGTGGTTCTGCGTTGACGATGTGATTTACCTTCAGTGCGGCGTAAAACCCGCAAAACAGAAAATGACCGAAATTCTGTCTGATGAGTTTTATGCTGCTGAAAAGCGAGTCAGGGGGTGATGTATGATGATTTTACAACCCATGGGGAGAAAAGGCCGTGCACCCGCTCATGTCCGTGCGTGGACACCTGAAGAAGATGCACTGCTGATTGCGCTTTATCCATCCACCCCGGTTAAGGATATTGCTGTCAGGGTAAAAAGAAGTTTCTGGGGTGTACATAACCGGATTGTTTTATTACGCGGTACTTACCCGGAGTTGCTCAAATGCAAACGTCCAAGATTTAAACATGATGAAGATAAATTTATCCGAAAAAATGCCAGAACGATGACCGGTAAGCAAATAGGAGAATATCTGGGGCGAGACCGGGATTCTGTCCACAAACGGGCGCGATATATTGGCGTAAGCATGAAAAAATACGGAGAGTTGCTGCCCTTCACCCGTATACCTGATGATGATGTTCATCTTATTCGTGAATTACGGGATGCTGAATCACCACGACGTCTTACCTTCCGGGAAATAGGCGAGAAATTTGAATTATCCGAGAGTACGGTGAATTTTATTTATCACCATCGCCGGACTGCCGAAGATGTTGTATTACGGGAGTTAATGCCATGATAACGACATTATTTGTTGAATCAGACGAGCCTCTGGTATGTGCCGCCGGAATGTCGGTTTGTGGCGGAACGCTGACCGGTGTTTATTTCGGGGATTTGCGCGGTTATCCCTGGCATTCACTGGATGACGCATTTCCGCCTGATATGGAGGCAGTCGTGCTGATTGTTCAGTATGGTGCAACAGGAACTGCGCATCGGCCATATGGGGTATGAAGGCTTTTTTATTGATGAAGAAACCGGAGCCTGCCTTGAAGATGAGGACGGACAGGTGACGCACTGGTGCCATATTTCAGCTTTACCGGAATGACGGGAGGTGAATGCGTGAGAAGTTATATTGATAATGAAAAACTGAAGACAATCAGCGACTGTCTTAGCTTGCTGGCAAAAATAAAAGAAACCATTGAAGAGATTAAATTTCAGCTTGAATACGCACCCTGTGGTGATGATACATGGCGTAACTCTGCCAGAAAAGCACTGGCTGTCTTTCAGAAACAACGCCGGACTGTTGAATACCGCCTTGCTGTATTACGCCAGGAGGAAAAGGAAAGAAATATAAGATGTCACGAGCGCGTTAATAACTTCCTTGTTCGTGAATTAAAGAACGTGTGCCGGAGTCGGTATTTTTTGAGTGTGAGGCTGTTGCCCGTAGCAAAGCACTGGAAACTGATTAAACAGGCAGGTGAATGATGAGTATTGAATTAAGATCGTCTTATGAATATCGTAAAATTCTCATCGCCGGAGGCATGAAACCGGAAGATGCAGAAAAAATTGTTTCTTTTATGGATAAAGAATGTGACAAACGGGATATGCCAGAAATTATTATGGATGACATGATTCTGCATTCAGCCGTAGCGTTAAGCCCGTTATGGATTGTGCATTCTCTTGCTGAAATTGCCAAAGGCACCGATAAACAGGCAGCTGTTGCTGCCCTTCAGACGCTTAATGAAATGCGTATATCTCCACGCCCGACATTAATACATATGATTCTCTCCAGTATGGAGGATAAAGCAAATGAATAGTCTACCCGCTGGATGGGCGCGGCCACTAATGGCCAGGAAGCATCATTTTTTTAAAACAGGCGAAAGTATCAGTATATGTGGACGGTGGTTATATCTGGCTCATAATCGCGAGCCGGATACATTTGAAAGCCCTGATGACTGTGCCGAATGCCGCAGAAGAGTGAATAAGGAGAAAGATAATGGACAATAGTTCTCTGTTGTTCTGGTGCTTATATATCACATCCTTTTTCGGCGCATTTGTTATTACCCGGTGGTTATGTCGAAAGATCATCTGCTTTTTTGATAAAAGACATCCGGTTGAACGGGCGGCTGATGCGCTCATTCAGCAGGCCATTGTGTTATATAGCGGTGAATTTTTCTGCCGGATAACAACCAGAGATGGCTGGCACATAATGATTATTCCGCCAACACACCATGCCCGGTGGGATGAGGCAGAAAAGGCTTTCCATGTCCGTAAAAAGGTAATACGGTATGAGAGGAAAACTGATATCCGCCATTCATGTGGCAAAGCGCGAGCTTGCCCTGGATGATGAGACTTATACATTCGTGCTGCTGGCAGCCACCGGCAAAACCAGCTGCCGGGATATGTCACCGGATGAGTTGTCCCGCGTGCTGGATGTTTTCAAAAAACGCGGTTTTAAAGTGCGTCAGAACCCGGTTAACCGGGCCTTAAAACCGGGTACGGTGACCGCTAAAATTCGCGCCATCTGGAAGGTGATGCACCGGCAGGGCTTTATCTCTGATGGTGTCGGAAACCGCTCTTAACCGCTGGGTGAAATCGCAGACGGCCGCGCAGAACGGCGGCGAAGGTGTGGCAAACTGGCAGTGGCTGGAGCAACACCCCGCCCTGGCCTCAGATGTGCTGGAGCGTCTCAAGCGATGGCACCGCCGCAAAATGCTGGCCGCGATGGGAATGCCCGAACGCACGCTGATGGGGTATGACGCCGTTTGCAGGCAGTATGAAAATCACTTCCCCGTTAACCCCAAATCCCGCCACAACGCGGGATTTTATTTTAAACTTACCGGGAACGCGAGAACCGGAGGCTGATATGGCAGAAACTCAGATGAGCATGTTTGGTGGTGACAGTGAGCAACTGCACGCCCTTATCGACCGCCTTGATGACATCCCTGATGATGTTCTCAAAAAGAACTGGCCGCGGACCCTGTCAGAACTGGTTGAAGTCACCGGCGCAGAACTTCAGCGTCAGGGGATTGAGCCGGTACTGGCCGGTAAACTGGCACGCAAGGTGGCTGCGGCTCAGGCCGCCTATATGGGCGGACGGGGTTATTACCTGCCGGTCGGGGAATCTCTCTTTGCCGAGCTGCGAAACAATGAGATATTTTCGCGCTGGGACCAGGGCGAGAAAATTGAATCCCTTCGCCGCCATTACCGGATGTCAGAAACCCAGATTTATACCGTCATACGCGAACAGCGCCGTCTGCATCTGGCAAGAACGCAACCGCCACTTTTCTGATATTCCGCAAAGCCTGCCGCCTCTCCTTCACCGTTACGCTGACTCAGAGAACATCATGAGACAGCGTAACAATGCCAAAACTCCCCGCACCACTGCGTAAAAAGCTGATTGCCCTTGTTCTGGCCGGTGCCGGGACGTTCACGATTGCCACGCATTACACCGGTTACTGGGAAGGGAAAGAAAACTCCACGTATATCGATCCCACCGGTACACCCACCATCTGTTACGGCCATACCGGCCCGGATGTGAAACCGGGTATGACCCTGACAGATGAAGAATGCCTGGAACTACTGGAAAAGGACATGAAATGGGCCTTTGCGGCCATTGATCGGCGTGTTCAGGTGCCGCTTACCCGTGGTCAGACGGTGGCGCTGGCTTCGTGGATCTTCTGGGCCGGTGAAACGAACTTTCGCAACTCCACGCTTCTGCGCCTGATCAATGCCGGGCAGATGCCCGCGTCCTGCAAGCAGTATATCCGCTGGATTTATTCAAAGGGGGTGAAACTTCCCGGCCTTGAGGCCCGCCGTTCGGCGGATGAATGGTTATGTCGCTACGACTTGCCGAAAGTCTGAACCGCTTCTGGCGACCGCTCATGATAGCGCTGCTGTGTGCGGTACTGCTGTTACGGGGTGTCTTGTGGCTGCGGTGAATAATGCCTTACCGGCCCTGATTGCCGGGGCGTGCATGGCGGCGCTGGGGATTATCGCTGTACTGGTTGCCGCTATATGGGGAATGCACCAGAAGACGCAGCGCCTTGAAGACAATAATCAGGTGCTTGTGCGTGAGCGGGATGAGGCGCGTCAGGTGCTGGCAAATCAGCAGCATACCCTGCAACTCATTTCACAAATCAGTGAGGCGGCCACGAATGAAAAACAACAGAACATTCAGCACAGCGAGGAGCAGCAGAGCGTTGTCCGCCGGTCGCTGGCAGCAGTGCCTGCGGCCTCTGTCCTTGTTCCTGATGATGTGGCTGATCGGGTGCGCCGGGCCGTCTGTGAAATACGTGCCTGTGAAGCCGGTGCCGATCCCCGCTGAATGGCTGGCTGACTGCCTGGTCCCTCCTGCGCCGGAGCCGTTCACGTTTGGGGCATCGGTCACTTACAACCTGCAACTGCTGGCGGTGATCAAGAACTGCAACGTGGACAAGGCCAGTATTCGTCGTCTGGAGGCGCGGCGACACATGAATTTACTGATATGGCCGGAACGCCTGCTGTTCCGGCAG